GGCCGTAAAGCCTGGAGAGACCGCAGTTGGAGGCATTGTAACTCCAGTGCCGCAACAAGGAATAGTGCAAGATGATCAAGGACCATAAGGAAGCATAATCAATGGCAGAAAATAATCAGCAATTATCGGGACGTTCCAGTACCTACAAATTTGATCGTGGTGGTACTCCTACGGAAATGGGTCCATTTGTTGGAACTATAACAAACACTGTGGATCCTACTAGAGTTGGACGTGTGCAAGTTTATATAGAACAATTTGCGTCTGGTCCGGGACCCGGATCCGGCCTTGCAGGTCAAGATGGGTTGAGATGGGTAAGCTATTTGTCACCTTTCTATGGTGCTACAGAAAAAACCGGAACCAGCGCAGACTATGGTGATTACCCAGGAAATCAACAAAGTTACGGAATGTGGTTTACCACGCCGGACATTGGCACACAAGTGTTGTGTTTCTTTGTGGAAGGTGATCCCAGCCAAGGTTACTATGTGGGATGCATCATCAATGACAACTTGAATCACATGTTGCCAGCTATTGGTTCTGCACCGCAAAGTCAGTCTGTTCCTCAAAACAAGTCACAAGGAACTTATTTTGCAAATAGTCCTTTACTTCCAGTCACAGAGATCAATTCTGAAAATAAAAGATTAGACGAAAATCCTAAATATTTTGATCAACCCAAACCAGTACACAGCTATCAGGCCAGCATCTTTTTTCAACAAGGATTGGATCAGGATCCAGAGCGCGGACCTATCGTATCCAACGCACAAAGAGAAAGCCCTAGCACAGTTTATGGAATTTCTACACCAGGGCAGCCTATATACCAAAAAGGGTTGGATCCTAATACCATAAGAAAACAACTAAGCTCAGGTAGCCTGAGCCCTAGAGACGTTAAAGTAATTGGCCGGGTAGGAGGGCATACTTTGGTCATGGATGATGGCGATCTAGAAAACAAAAATTCATTGTTTAGATTACGAACCTCCAAAGGTCATCAGATCATGATGAATGACAGTCAAAACTTCCTTTACATTGGTCATGCCAACGGACAAACTTGGATTGAATTCGGCGCCGAAGGTACTGTGGATGTGTATTCAACTAATTCTGTAAATGTACGTACTCAAGGCACAATCAATTTACATGCTGACAAAGATATCAACATGTATGCTGGTGGCAATATCAATATAAAATCAAATCTTGCCACAAACATTGGTGCAGTAACATCTTTACAAATGGCCAGCCAAGGCGCAATGACTGTGTACAGTCAAAAACAAATAGGTGTTCTTAGCGACGGATCTTTGGCATTACAAAGTAAATCTGGGTCTTGGAATGCCGGTAGTGCAATGAGATTAAATGCCAGTAAAATAGATCTCAATGGCAGTGCAGGTCCCACACTAAAAACGCCTCGCTTGTATCCTACCACAACTATGCCAGATACCAAATTTAACAACAGCACTGGATGGCAAGTTACTCAAAATGCACTAACTAGTATAGTAACTCGTGCGCCCACACACGAACCATATCCTTATCATAACAAAGGTGTTGCTGTTGCAACTACAAACAGTGATGGAAAGAATTCACCACCTCCGGCGGCAGAGCCAGTGGCTACCAATTGGAGCATAATTAGAACAGCATGAGCGTTTGGAAATTTACTACTGCCGCTGGAGAAGCTTATGAGTTGCAAGGACCAACAGGTGCTACCTATGATCAAGCACAAGCGGTTTTTGATAAACAACTCAACTCAGGTGGCCTTGTGGGATTACCGGTAGGTGGGTTGTTAAACGCTGTGACACAGTCCATCGATGGATTACCCACTGCACCTGCACAGATAGGACCGCAGGCAGTTAGTACAACTCAACAATCAGGAGGGTATGTCACTCTTCCTACCCAACCAGGTGCTAATGTAGCCACGGCTATCACCACCAGTGATTTTGTCAATACCAAAACTGGATCACAGACCATTGGCACGCTTTCACCAGCGGAAATACAAGGATTGATTGCAACTATTGCAGCGTCAGTAAAACAATCTTCAAATGTAGTCACCAACAGCAAAGGAGTAGGAATTTATGGACTTACCGCCGATCAATTACAAACTGCAGGCTTACTAAAACCAGGAGTTGCTGACCAAGTTAAACAAGATCCTGCAAATGCAGTTATTGTACTGAGCAGCCCAACATCATGGACTGGTAAACAAGGTGCCACAGATATCAATGTGATATTAAATGATATCAATTTGCAAACATCAACTCAACAAGGGTTGATGGAAAATACATTTAGTCAACTCAAACAAGCCGGGGTCATCAACGGAACAGAAGTGTCAACAACATTGGGCCCAATAGTTAATGCGGCTACGGTATATGGGGTATCTAATACAGCACAAGTGTTAAACAATACTTCAACTGCGACTGCAAATGCCGCTGCAACCGCTGCTGCTGTTGGAGTCATTGGATTTATTGCGTCATCTAGTTTTGGTGGGTCATTTGGGTCGATCAATCAGATTTTATCTGGCGGCGGCGGTGCATTATCATCGGGCACTGTGCCAGCTATAGGTTACACCAATACTGTAAATCGAGTCAATGTAAATCAGGCCATGAAAGCTATCATTGGCAATCCAAAAATACCAACACCGTATTTTCAATCATCAGGTGCCAGTGCATCGAATCCTGCTGCTGCTGCGTCTGCAATACAATCGGCAATATCTGCATTGACTGCTACAGGACTCACTGGCGCAGAAATTGTGGACTTGATCAACAGTAGATCGGGACCCGCTGATAGAATTAGTACCTATGGTGGAATACTAAGAACCGCTGATGGTACACCAGTAACTGATAGTCGTGGTAATCCAGTTACCATTGGCGGAGATAGTCCAACACTGGGCAGTGGGATCACATCTGCAGACAAAGCAGCCATGTTTGGTGGAGCAGCCAGTGCTGCCACAGGAACAACCAATGATGGTGTTCCGTCTACTAGCACAACTACAACTACAAATTCAATCACCAATACTCCTGGTGGATTTACAAATGTGTTTAACAATGCAGCAGTACAAAAAGCAGTCATTACTAGTGCCCTTAGTGGTAGTCCGAACGCGGTAATAGGTGCAATAGTAAATAGTGCTCTAACTTCTCAACCTACTCAGTCGGCTACTCCTGGGGTAAGTTCTTTACCTGCTGGCTATACTACAACGCAGTTGCAAGGAGGATATAATCCTGGACCAGTAAATACTCTCAGTTTTGGGGCAACATTAACTAACGCAATAAACAAAATAGTTGACGGTCTTAAAATATCCGCAGCAGAAAATCCACAAGGATTTAAAACAGCCTTGACATTGGCCTCATCCATTCCGGGCGCTGGACTTTTTACTGGGTTGGTAAGCGCCCTAGTGACCCCTACCATAAACACAGCATTGGCAACACAGGCTACACAGGCTGCACTGGCAAATCCCAATACTGTGACTATACCTGGAACTGACGGATTGCCCCCTATAACTATAACTTTTGATGCTGCTGCTTTAGATAGTTTTGAGTCAGCTGCTGAAAACAATCCTGTTCCAACTAGCGAACAAAAATCAGAAGACGCCAGACAATTTGCGGGCAATGACCCTCCTAGCAATGACAACGGAAGTTACAACAATAGTTTGACTCAATCAAATGACTCTGACGGCGGAGGCGGTCCATAACACCGACTAAATATCATTATGGCCACATTCATTGGATTTAACACACAAAATCAGTACAAAAAGTTCACACTCACAGATACTGAACTGATCAAACGAGATTTTTTAAACGCTCTTAATATCTTGCAAGGCCAGTTACCCGGACGCCCAACTTACGGAACTACATTGTGGAATATCTTGTTTGAAAATCAAAATCAAACTACTATGACTGCTATACTGGCAGAAATACAACGTGTGGGTGGTGGCGACCCTAGACTCAACATCACTGACGCTAACATATATCCTCAAGAAAATGGTGTACTAATTGAAATTCAAATACAATTTGTGCCCAATACTGATGCTGAATTGTTGAGTGTGTTTTTTGACCAACAACAGAGAAGAGCCAGTTTTGTATAAACCTAGCCGTTTATATCATTGGTAAATAACAAATAACAATGGATGATCATGGCACGCACTACTAGACAAACAGTTGTATTCGGAGTAGAGGATTGGAAACGCATCTACCAAACCTACAGAGAAGCAGACTTTCAAAGCTACGACTTTGAAGCACTACGCAAAAGTTTTATAGATTACCTGCGTCAATACTATCCAGAAACTTTCAATGACTATATTGAGTCATCTGAATTCATAGCCATGTTAGATGTAATTGCGTTCATGGGGCAGGCTATGAGTTTTCGTAATGATCTCAACACAAGAGAAAATTACATTGACACAGCAGAACGTAGAGACAGCGTAGTAAAATTAGCCAATTTGGTAAGCTATACTGCCAAACGTAACACAGCAGCCAGCGGATATCTCAAAGTATTTTCTGTACAAACCACAGAAAATATTACAGATTTCAACGGAATAAATTTGGCCAATGCCACAATCAACTGGAACGATCCTACCAATTTCAACTGGGCCGAACAATTCACTGCCATTATCAATGCTGCCTTGATAGACAGTCAACGTATAGGTCATCCAGGCAATCGTAGCACCATAGTGGGTGTGGATACTAATGAATATACCATCAATCTAGTGCCAGGATTTTTGCCTGTGGTGCCATACAGCGCCACAGTCGATGGCGTGACCATGCCATTTGAAGCAGTAAATTCCACAGCAGTGGGTACGCCAACAACAGCACCATTCGTATATGAACCAGCACCACAACCCAACGGACTGTTTAATGTTTTATTTCGCAATGACCAATTGGGATTTGCCAGTGCCAACACAGGATTTTTCTTTTATTTCAAACAAGGTGTGCTGCAAAATCAAGACTTTAACCTAGCTGAACTTATACCTAACCGTACAGTAAACATCAATATTGAAGGGGTCAACAATACAGATCGTTGGTTGTTTCAATTGGATAATACTGGTACTATTGCCACCGAATGGACTTATGTACAATCAGTATATGCTGCGGCACAAGAACAATTGGCACCTGATCAACGCAAATTGTATTCTACACTGAGCAGAGCCAATGATCAAATTACCATGACATTTGGTGATGGTGTGTTTTCATCTGTCCCAGTGGGATTGTTCCGTGCGTATGTGCGAGCCAGCAATGGACTCACATATATTATCAATCCAGAAGAAATGCAAAGTGTAATCATTCCTATCAGCTATATCAGCAGATCAGGGCAGTTGCAGACCATTACTTTTACCTGCGGCATCACTGCTCCTGTGAGCAATGCACAGGCCAGAGAAACGCTGGACGAAATCAAACAACGTGCGCCAGCTAGATTCTACACACAAAATCGCATGGTCAATGGAGAAGATTACACAAACTTTCCATTCACATACTACAATTCAATTATCAAGAGTTATGCATTGAATCGTGCTAGTATTGGTACCAGTAGATATCTTGATCTAGTAGACAACACTGGAAAATATAGTTCAACAAATATATTTGCCAGTGATGGTGCAATCTGGAAAGAAAATCAACTGCCTTCTTTCTTCTTCACTTGGATCAATAACAATGAAATTGCCAGTGTAATTACAAATCAAATTCAACCGTTGTTGGCCAACTCAGAGTTTACACAATTTTATTATGCCAACTTTCCTAGACCCAATTTAATTCCGTTACAATTGACTTGGAATCAAAGCACTAGATTGGCCAACGAAACTACTGGTTACTTTGTAAACGGGTTAGGAAATCC